GGTCGGGCCCAGCGGTGACATTGAGTCAATGCTACCAATCCTTGAAAAATGCGTCGTGACGGACGACGGACGCAAGGTCGAAGACTTGCCCGCACGTCACCTCAAGCTCATCACCGAAGCCCTAACCAAGAAACTCTCCGGCACCGACTCGGGAAACTAATGACGGCAGTGCGGGCACATCTTTGGACACACAGCCCCGCACCGCTGGAATACATCGAGCTTCTGTGTTGTCGCGATATCTACCACTGCCCACCAAGCCAGCTTCCTCCGTGGCACATCATCCAACAACATCTTGAGATGATTAGCATTGAGTCCGAAGTGAGCAAAAGGAAGAAGTAACTCATGGCCGAAGAAACCGTCGTTATACGTTTTATCGGTGACGACCAAGTCAGCAAAGCCGCCGACGCCGCAGGCAACGCCGTCGACAATGTTGGCGCCAAGGCGAAGTCAAGCGGGAGCGGATTCAGTGCCCTGCAAACCATCGCCACCGGCGCTTTCATGGCGATTGGCGCCGCTGCGGTCAACGTCGCCGGCGTAGCCCTGAGTAAGGTCGGCGACTTTATCGCCGGCTCAATCGCCGAGGCGTCGGCGTGGAACTCGGTCATCGCCCAGACCGAAGCCGTCGTCAAATCAACGGGGCAAGCGGCGGGGTTTACAACAGCGCAATTCGCCACCATGGCGCAAGAGATGAGCGCTACCGCAGGCGCGTCGATATTCAGCGACGATGCCATCCTTGGTGCGACCAACGTGCTGGCGACGTTTACCGAAATCAAAGGCACGTCCTTTCAAGGGGCGACGCAGGCAATCCTTGATATTAGCCAAGCCATGGGCACCGACCTGCAAAGCTCGGCGATACAAGTCGGCAAGGCGCTCAATGACCCCATCGCCGGAATCAGTGCCCTGAGCCGTGTCGGCGTGACGTTTAACGACGACCAGAAGGCGCTGATTGAAAGCATGGTCGCCGTCGGTGACGTCGCAGGCGCACAGCAAATCATCCTCAATGAACTAAGTAGAGAGTTTGGTGGCTCAGCTGCCGCCGCCGTCAATACCTTCGCTGGGCAACAGATTGTCCTCGCTGAGCAATTCGCCGACGTCCAGCAAAGTCTTGGCGAGTCACTCATGCCCGTACTCATGCGCTTTGGTAGCTTTGCGCAGGAGACGCTTGTACCCGCAGTGCAAGACCTCGTCAACGTGTTTATCGAATTCATTGACGGCGTCAACTGGGACGCAGTCATGCAAGACCTCGGCGCAATCAATGACGCCTTGTATGACTTCATCTACGGCACCGATTGGCAAAGCGGACTTGACGGTATCGGCGCTGGGCTCAACTCATTCTTAGGATTCATTGCGCCGATTACGTCGGCACTGAGTGAGCTTGGTGCAACGGCGGCGCCGATCCTCAAGGCACTCTATAACGGCATCGTTGCCCAAGTCGCATCGCCGGAAACCCAAGCCCAGCTCCAAGCGGTGACGACTATCTTTGGGCTACTTGCCGACATTATCGTCAGTGTGTTGGCCATCGCCATCAACGGCATGCGGATTCAGTGGCAAGCGATGTATGACACATTCACCGTCGTCTGGCCATATATACAATCAGCGATTAGCATGTGGATGACGATGATGAAGCCGTTGCAAGACCTCGTCATCGGCGTACTCACCGCAATCAGCCAAGCGCTCAAAGGGGACACCGTGGGCGCATTTGAGACGGTGAAGAACGCCGTGACCGCCTTTGCAACCACGGTCAACAACGCCGTGCAAGGCATGGTCACCGCAGTGCTTATCGCCGTCGGGACGATGATGGTCAGCCTCGCAAACCAAGCCCTGAGCATCGGCTCAGCTATCGCCAACGGCATCGCCAAGGGCATACAAAACGGCGTCACTGCAATTACCAACGCCGCACGAAGCGCCGCCCAATCTGCGCTTGATGCAGCGATGAAACTACTCGGCATTGCGTCACCGTCGAAAGCCTTTGCAGACCAAGTCGGATATCAGATGAGCGCAGGCATGGCGGCGGGTATCATGCGGGGTATCCCCGATGTCACCGGAGCGATTGGCGCAGTCAGTGGCTCAGCGGTCGGCGCCGTCAATCAGACGACACAGAATTACTACTTGTCGGCATCGTATCAAACGGCGCAGTCTGAGTCATCCATTAGTCAAGACTTACGGGCGATGCAATTACTCGCCGGAGGCATGGCATGACCTACGAAATTACCTACGCCGTCAACGGGACGACGTTTAACCTCAACGGCTACGACGCCACGTCAGGATTAATCTATAACTACCTCGGCGACCAAGGCTTCGGCTTAGCGCCCTTACATCGCATCACCCAGCGTGGGCCGATGCAACAAGGTGACACCGACGTTGACTTCCGCCTTGACCCTCGCATCTTACAAATACCGCTCTTTGTCAACACGACGTCAATCGACGACTACTACACCGCACGAGGTCGCTTACTCGCCGTGTTTTCTCCGTCAAATACGACGGGGCGCATTACGGTGACGACGTCTACCTTTGTCCGTACCATCGACGTCAAAGTCTTGGGTGGACTGAGCTTCGACACCGATCCCAAAGTAGGTTATGGACTCCGTGCGGTTATCCAGCTTCGTGCCGATGACCCGACGTGGTACGATGCGACACCGCACACCATCGCTGGCACGGCGGGAATCGCAGGGACGGCGACGGCATACCCTGTGATATATCCACGCACCTACGGTACCGCAAACATCAACGCCACGGTGAACTTTAGCTATGACGGCACGTGGCTCGCCTACCCCGTAATCACGGCGCTGGGTCCAATCACTGGCTTAGTCATCACCAACAACACCACGGGGCAAGTTATTAATACCGCTGGGTCAATCGCCGCCGGACGCACCTACACCTACGACCTGCGCTACGGCAAAAAGACCGTCTATGACGACCTCGGCAACAACCAAATCGCCACCGTGGGCGCATCGTCAAACTTGGCGACCTGGGCGATTGTCGTCGGCACCAACTCCATCTCCATCGCCGCCTCTTCATCGGCAGCGCCCGCAGAGGTCGACATCATTTACTACACCCGCTTCGTCGGGATATAGGAGACACTATGGCAACGACAGAACGTTCTTTGGGATGGGCGACGGGGGTCGCGTCGACTGACGGCGCCACCACCTACGACTCGGCGCGGATGTCGGCGTTTGAGCGCTCAGGGCTTGGCGTCGGCATGCTTCTCACTGGCTCATATCTTGCGATGTCGGGCGCCACCACCACGACGCTCACCATCGCCGACGGCTCAGCGATTGTCGGCGGGTACTTCTATGAGTCCAATGGCACCGTCACCATCTCAACGTCAACACTGGGCTCTGGCACGTTTACCGTCGTTATCATCGCCAACACCGCAGCAGGAAATCAGACCATCACCGCCAACGGCGCAGGCACAGGCACGGTACTTCCCGCAACGACACGCATCGCCTTAGTGACCGCTGGGCAACTTTCAACCATCACGACGTCGGTCACGGCGACCAACCTCGTGACCCTTGGCACCGTCACGACGTCGGCGGGGACAATCACCGCTATCACGCCGTACTATCCCTACGCCACATCACGCCAGCAACCGAGTACACAATACGCCTACGCCGCCGGTGGCACGGTGTCAATGCCCAGCGCTTCGACGTACTACGGCATCCCATCCTACGCCACGGGCACGTCGTCAAGCGACGGTACTATCACGGTATCGACGTCAACCGGCGCTATTACGATTTACCAATCGGGGCTCTATGAGTTCAACTTCCAAATCGCCTACGACAGCAACTTGACCGGCACGCGGTCGGCGCTTATCCTCAACCTTGGCGCAAGCTTCCCGACACACACCGCAGCCCTTAGCGGGGCAATATCGTATCGCAGTAGCGTCATCATCCCGATCACCGTAACCACTGGGTCAAGCAACACCTACTATTTGCAAGGCTGGTCGAGCGTCGCTAGTCGAAGTATCACCGACTCGCAAATTGCTATCTTAAGGCACTAACATGGCACCAGAGTACTCAATCTTTGTCTATACGGCGGGCGGTATCTTAGAGGCGATATGTACCGACTTCCTCGCCGTCGCCGTCAATCGCACCGTCAACAGCGTCGACATTGCCCAGTTCGACGTCAATGCGGTGTCGACCACGGCGCCGTACATTGTCTACGGTGCCATCGTCGAAGTGTATCGCCAAGACATCATCGCCGGCATTGCCTCGACACGGGAATTCGCCGGAACGATTCGGGGCATCGTCACGAGCTACGGACAGACGACGGTCATCACGGCGCAGGCCGTGGGCACCAATGCTATCCTTAGTGACCGCATCGTGGCGTACAAGAGTGGCGTCGCCAACCGCAGTCAATTCACCGCAGTCGCCGCCGAGACGGTGATGAAAACGTTGTATAACTACAACCTTGGCGCATCGGCAACGACGGCCAATGGGCGCATGCTCAGCGGAGTACTTACCGGCGCAGCAGTGGCGACGTCGGGCGGACTGGGCAATGCGACGTCGCTGTCATGCAGTGGCAAGAATCTACTCAGCACGCTCCAAGAAGTCCAGCTCACCGCCGGCGGTGACTTTGCCTTGGTCTACACCGCACCGGCGACGTGGACGTTTACGTGGTACACCGGGCAACTCGGTACCGACCGCAGCGCCAGCGTCATCTTGTCCGTAGAGACCGGCACCATTGCCAAGTTAGTACTGCGTACCAACCGCATCACCGACATATCTGCCGTCGTGGTAGCGGGGCAAGGCGAAGGATCGGCACGGGCTATTGTCACGCGCCCAGCGTCGCTACCGACGGGGCTCGACCTGCGTGAGACATGGGTCGACGCACGCAACCAAAAGAAAACCGCAGAGTACCAACAGCTTGGCGACGTCACCCTGCAAAGCGCAGCCGAGCGACGCACCACCCTGCAAACCGAGGTCTTACAAAACGCCGCACTGCGCTACGGCAGGGATTACTACTTGGGAGACTTAGTGACGGTCTACGCCTACGCAGCGGGCAACATTACGCAAAAGGTGGCTAGCGTTGCACTAAGCATGAGCGCAGCCGGAGCGGAGAGTGTCAATGTCGGACTTATATCAAACTAGTGCAGACCTGCGGGCAAGCGTCGCCGACCTCGCTCGCCAAGAGCGACCCGGTGCGGCGTTGACGCTTACTCGGTCGGGTACACTGTCAATCACGACGGCAGGCACGACGATTACATGGCAGACCGAAACCCGCAACGAAGGCTTCACGTGGTCGGGCACGGAAATCACCATACCTACCGCCGGGTACTATGCAATCAATTTGCAGTACAACGCCGCAGTGGTGACGACGACATATGCAATCCTACGAGTCAACGCCGTCAACGTCGCATTTTTTAGTAATTCATCAGTAAACAGCACGCTCCACGGATTCACCGTGATGCGCTACTTTGCCACCGGCGACCTCGTCGAAGCCCGTGTGGTGCCGGCGGCGAATTCGACAATCCAAGTTATCGCCGAGGGCGTCGCAAGTGAATCACCGTTCATACACATCGCTCAGCTGACTGGAGTAATTTAATGCCAATCATTAATCGCATCTACGACCCCGAAGCAATCCGCATCGCCTACTACGATGACTACGGCGTCGAGTACCCACAGCCACCAGAGGACTCCGAGGTAATCGACGCACCCTACACCTACGACGAAGCCATGACGGCGCTCCGCACTGAGCGAGACCGTCGGCTCTTGCTGTGTGACTGGACACAGCTTCCCGACGTGCCACTCAGTCAAAGCCAAGTCCTGCAATGGCGCACATACCGCAAAGCCTTGCGAGACACACCGGAAGCGGTGCAAGCACAAGGCTGGGACGGTGCGGTGAATTGGCCCACA